TTTCCTATCAGATTCTTAATTGGACCAGCACTAATGGCGTTGACTCTGATTTTTTTTGAGCCTAAATCCCTTGCAAGATACTTAACACTAGATTCTAACGCCGCCTTACACACACCCATTACATTGTAATTGGGAATTGTTTTCTTAGACTCGTAAGTCAATGTAAGCATACTTCCTCCGTCTTTCATTATCTTAGATGCCTCTCTTGCAACTTCGGTGAATGAAAAACATGAAACTAACACAGTTCTTAAAAAATTCTCTCTTGTTGCATTGAGATATCCTCCCAGCATTTCCGATTTATCTGAATGTGAAACTGCATGAACCACAAAATCTATTTGACCCCATTGATTATTAATATCTTCAAACAATCTAACTACATCGGCCTTTTTTTCAAAATCACAACTAAATGTAACTTTTGAATTTAATTTTTCTGCTAAGGACACAACTCTGTTCTTCTGAGCATCTCCAAGATAAGTGAATGCCAAATCCGCTCCGGCCTCCGACAACTTTTGAGAAATCCCCCATCCAAGGGACCGGTCATTGTATAAGTTTGTGATTAGTCCTTTCTTACCTTTCATTATATTCATAAATTAAATTCTACGAACTAAAAAGATTTATTAGTTCTTTTTTCCAGTCGTCGCCATATTCACAGTCACGATACCCATCAAACCATGGACCGCCTTCTGTGTAGTGAAGTATTTTTGGCGAGCCATCTCTAGGCTCCTTGTACCACCCAACTAACCAATTATATTCTAATGGCAAGGATCCTATTTCATTATCTTCTAACCAACTGAACCTGTGTAGGAATTTTGGTGATTCTTCGTTCAGTAATTCTGGGGTTAATATTTTATTCTTAGGATGTTCACAGTTCCATAACACCATGCTTGACCAGTTCTTGCGTGGATACACAGTTTGCACTTGCCCATCCATCTTTGTAGTCTCTTTTGGCATATAGTCATGTTGCACAACCACCACTGCTTTGGAGTTGTCACAGTATTTTACAAGTTCGTGGGATGGTATCTTCCAAAGAAAATCACAGTCACAAAACACTGCCCACCCTTTGAAGTCGTTTAGGTATGGTACAAAAAATCTTGTGAATGTAAATTCTGTTGATGCAAGTTTATCCACAGGACGTGTGTACAGTCCTTGATCCCTCATCTGCTTTTGTTTTAGTGGAATAACTTCGGCTGACGGATCTCTTCTTTTGATTGAGTGTTCACATACTTGATATGCAATATCTTCTCTGCTGTCATGTCCAATGTATATTTTCATTTTCTTCCTGATACAATCTGGTGTATGTCTTGCCAATTATTTACTCTGGTGACCTCAGGATGATCAAAGTCTCGATTGTATGGGTGGTCGATTAATATAGGCTTTAAACCGTATTTGAGCCCGGTTACAGCGTTCTTAGGCTTGTCCTCGACCCAATACAGTCCGGTGTTATGAAACTCCGCTAACGCTGAATCTTTGTCTGCTCCGGTACCTAATATGTGGTAATTTGAAAAAATATGTTCACCAAACAGTTCTCCCATTCTTCTCTTACGTAAGCACTGTGCCGGTATGTCTGATGTTTGAGATGTTATCGGAATAAATGTCCAACCTTCTGCGGCCAATAGTTTTACCCAAGTCTGCGAGTCAGGCATGGGTCGTTGTGTACCCATCCAAGCACTTCGGTTGAACTCTCTGATCTCTTTTCTGATCTCAGGTATAGTAACTCCGAATCTTTCGGCCATTTCGTACGTGTTCTGTTTGTCTGCTAATAGTTTATGAGGATGATATCTTGCACCTCTTTCGTCGAACAGTGTGCGTTGTAACATCCATTTAGTGAAATGGTGTTCCCATTCTAACAGTACACCGTCTACGTCTGTAAGTATTATTCTGTTATTTGATATCGGCATCTTCCATTCCCGCTACCCTCAACTTAACAATGTTTGTTATTTGCCATTGTTTTTGATCTAAACCTTTGGTGATGCCTAACCATTGATTTCTTATCAATGCAAAGTCATTTATAATTTTGTCCATATCTACGACATCGTCTTCGCCGTCAACATACTTCTCTGCATCTCTGCTTGATAATGCTCTGTTGTAGTTTTCCAAATATTTTCTAAAAGTTTTTGATCTTAATCTTCTTAACTCTATGTTAAGGTATTCTAGTATTGCTTCGAGTTGTTGTAGTTGACTAAATCTTTCTTCGACTATTCCAGGTAGTGAAGCACTAGCTCGTTCGAGATTACCATATATTTTACACTGCTTTTTTGCTTCTAACAATTCTTTATCGAAGTATGCTACACAGTCGGGTATCTTATCTAAATTTCTACTTACTTCGTTATACCAGTTTATCATTCTTCTTCGCTATATCCATCTTCGTCGACTTCCTCTTCTTCGAACACGGTATTAATTGCTTCTTCTAGTTTTGGATCGTATTCTGCCGACGCTTTTAATTCGTCATGTTCTACACCGATGTCTTCTAAACTTTTAATGAAGTCAATGGCCATGTCCAATTTTTGCCTTTCGGGTACATAATGTATAACAGAATTCCAAAGACGTTCAATGTCTTCGTGTGTAAAATCAATCATTATTATTCTTCTTTTTTAGTTTTTGTTTTGACTTCTATAGGAGCATCTGTATCTTCGATCTCGTCAGTAGGTACTTCCTCTTTGAACTCTGCCATTATCATATCTAATTTATCACCTACCCATGCTTTTCTAAACTCTATGTGTTCTTTACCTGCTTTGTCGATGTATTTTAGCCTATTGCCTTGTTGCACTAGTAAACCTTTTTTCTCAAACAAGTCCACAAGACCGCTGTACGGATTCATTCCTGTTTCATACGGAATCTTAACCTGTACACCTTCGAATGGTTTAGCATATCTTGTCTTCATGACCTTACAAGCGGCTCTAATACCTCTTACGTCAGTGACTTTGTTACCTGCTTCATCCTCTTTTAGTTTTAATTTCTTCATTGCAACCACAATGCTTGATGCATAGATAAACCCCTGTCCTCCAGATATCTTGTCATCTGGATCAAACATATCTTGTGATGCATATGTATGGTTGGTAGCAATAAGTCCTACGTTCCAACTACCAAACATGTTAACACAGTTTCTTACAAGTGCCGTTAAAGCCTTAGGCTTTCTACCTAGGTCACCTTTCATGTCACCCGCTTCAAACTGATTAACATCTGTTGGAGTAAGCATCATGCCCAGACTGTCTATTACGAATAGCACCTTAGGTGCACCTTCCTTGTTGTCTGCGTGTTGCTCTTTGTAGCCTTTCATGAACTCCGAAACAGTTTTTGCTACGTCATCAACCATTGACATACTTAATTTTAAAAGTTTGTCTTCTGATGTGTCCACCTTCAATGCTTGTAACCATTTCTCGTCTAGTGCATTCTCTGTGTCAATCAATATAACGAAGATGCCTTGATCCTGTGCATTCTTTATAATATTTCCTGATGCTATGTAACTCTTACCTGCTCCAGATTCGCCTGCAAGTACTGTAACCTTGCCTAATGGAATACCTTTGTTGAAGTCACTGGTCATCAAATAGTTCAGTGCATAGTTTCCTGTTGATATCCAATCTGTTGGATCACTGAATCCTATACCTAGTCCTTGTATAGACTTTGTAATACTCTTTCTAAATTTTGTTGCGTCAAATACTTTTGTCATTTTAGTTCCTTTCTATTATTATATTTGCCTTGCTGTCTTTTGTCAAATGTTCTATGCCTATTATTTCTACTTTACCAATTGGCAATAATCCTATGCCATGTTTTCTGTTATACGGATCTACATTGTTTTCTTTACACCAACTTGTAAATCCGTTTTCAAAAATGTTTTCTTTGTCTTCTAATGATACAATAATATCTGCTCCTATGTAGTGATTATTTTTTGATGCTTCGTAATCAATTGGTAAATTGTCTCTCCATAAGTCAATATAATTTTTTCCAAGCTCGTTGTATGCCAAGTATACTTCATTTTTGTTTTGGTTAAATTGTATATGTTCATACTCTGCATCTTTAAGTTTTATTCTCTTTGTTCTTTCTCTTTTCTTTGTCCATTGTATATTCAATAGTGTCTTGTTTGTTTCTTGTTTTCCGTCATGCTCTAACCCATGTATACAATAATTCAAGTCTCTAATTTTTTCTTTAATGTGCATTGGTGCAATCTTCATTAACTTTGTTGGGTTATCGTGATCACCAGATAGTTTCTCAAACGCAACGTGAAGGGTATTAAAAATCTCCTGATCGTTCCAATCTATCACATCAGGAAGCACAATATATTCTTTTTTTAGAAATGCATTAATTGATTCTACAGCATCCATCAACATTTCTTTTATCTCTGTAATACTTCGCAATGGAAAAAATGTTCGGATATGATCTATATCCTCCCCGTCGCCAACATAAATTTCAGATATAAGTTCTTTCCATTTATGGGCGACGGAATGGTTGTAAAGGTCTATACGAAATGCGGGTATGCCATCAATCTCGTATAACATTTGTCAGATTATTTTGCTTGTCTTGACCTAATCAACTTCAAGATGTCCTCTGCTCTCTTGGCACTGTCACCTGCAGGAGCCGCCGTGGCCGCCGCTGGTTGTGGTGCTGGTGCACTTTCAGTTACAGGAGCCGCAGTCGGTGTCGCTTCTGCCACTGGCGTTGCCGCCGGAGCCGATGCTGTTGGTACCGCTACCTGTGGTTTACCTTGGTAAGCCATGCCTGCCGGTCTGAAGTACTGTCCATACTGCTCAAGATCATAAGCCTCACCTTCCACAGATTTAGCAAATAATTCTGCAATTATTTTAACTTCTGCTTCCGTTGGTTCTTTTGGTCTGAAGTCACCTAGATTGTGTATC